TATCGTTGATATTTAAATTTGAAAAAACTGAGTACAGCATGTAAATAAATCCGATAACAGTTCCAATCATGCCTAAAGTAATTACCATTTCACTCACAAACCATTCCCGATCATAAGTATATTTTTCGTCTCCTTTAACTGAACTTTTCCATAATTTATATCCAATCACAACACTGGTGGCGGCGAATATACTTAGAATTGCAACAGAGAGTTTTGTAAAGTCATGCACATACATGAAATTCAAAAAGTTAAAATAGGTTGCAACACCTAAACCTGTGAGTGTGAGTGTGATGAGTAGCCACCATTTCAAAAATAAATTCATTTTAGTTCTCCTTTATAGGTTTTCTTTTTTCCAAGCCTCTTCTCTTTCATGCTCTTGGTCATAGTTTGAGCCATCATAGACAAAAGTTTTGAAACCAAAGTCATCATTTTCATCATAACCATAAATCTTAACTAAGCTATGCTCATTTGCAATAGGATCATTCAAAGCAGAACTTGCTTCTTCATCCTGTAAACTTCCAGAAGTTTCAGTAGCAATCGGCATTCGTTGTTCAAGATAAAGGGCTTTCTTACGAGATTTTTGCAAATCTTCTTTTCCGATTTTTCCTAAAGTATGTGTCTCCACAAATACTGTATTTACTTTCGGATAATCTTTAATCGGTGGAAAGATATATGATTTTGCTGTTAAAGCAAGGTCGGCGGTAAGTAATCTTCTTTCTTGCAAGCCTTCATATTGATCTGTCCATGTTACACCATTCAACATGATAGGCACATCAATGTCAATACTTAATTCAGGTATTGCACGATATGTCACATTTAAATTTGGTGTAAAATACGGTAAGATTTTTTCAACAAGTTGTGTTAAATCTTCTGCATATTTAGCGAGAATGGATACTGTAAATTCAAAATTATACGGCACTCCATTGTACATTACAAGCACATCTTTTTTGTTTTTTTGTTCGTTTGTTGGTCGTCCTCTACCACCTGTTTTAGGTAATTGTCTTTGACCATCATAAGACAAACCATCAAATGAAAATCCAATTCTTGGTAGTGTTAAATTTGTATTCTTATCTTCAACAGCAGGTGCCTCACGAATTAAAGTAAGCATCTTATCACGATTCGCAAAGCTAATTGGCACTACAATCTTTTCTTCAATATCACCTGACTTATGATTCTTACGAACAAGAACCATTTTTGAAAACAATGATCCTATAACAACAACCAGATTTCTTATTGTTTGGTGATACTGGTCTTGTTCATCAACATTTTTGCTAAAAAACATATCTCTGTTATGCTAGTGGATTATTTGGATCCCATTCAACAAGTGTTGTGCTTTCATCAAGCAATTGATTGTTTGTTTGCAATGCTTGAATTTCTTCATTTTGATTTGACAAATGTTCAACAATTGAATTAACATTTGCAGTTGCACCACTTGAGTCACCTGTTATAATTTCATTTGGCTCAAACAAACCATTCAGGTTACGAACAGAAAGAACTTTCTTTCTTGGCATAAACTTATGCACTTGTCCTTTATATCCTGATTTCTCACCAACAACAAATTCATTTCTTGCAAACTTACCCGTAATGTTTTCAAGAGGTATGTCAAGACTATAAATTTCTTGGTCTGCTTGATCAATTATTTTAACATTCGTTTCAATCTGCTCATGGCTCGGTGTATACAATTCGCATGATAGCCGATAGTTAGGAAAGATACCAGCTTGCATAAATCCTGGTTGCTGATAATCAACATATGTGATTGTATACAATCTTGAATCTGTTGGCATATAGATCAAGTCACCTTCATGTGGTCGCCTTCGGTCTGGAATACCTGTCTCATCAAACCTTCTTTTTGAAACAATCAAGGTCATTGTTTCTTCAATTTGTAAACCAAACTTACCGAGTAATGATTGACCAACATAGCCATCAGTTTCTTCCATCAACATCTCAATCAGGTAGGCATGATTAAATCTTTGGTCATTATCAGAACCCATGATCAGATCATAATTGAAATGTTCTTTGGGTAGATAAGACATATTGATGCCTACAATTTGTATGATCTCATCATGCAAGTCCTGTACTAGGTCCTGCTCTCCTTGATATTGATAATGATTAAAATGTATATTTGCTTTTGACATTAAAGCCTTGGTTGAAATAAATATTAAAATAACTTATATTATTTATTCATTCCTAAAAAGGTGATTCTATGTCTGCGCCAGTACCAGTACTTAATTATAAAAATAATCCTAAATTAAAACGAGTCGGTCAAGAGATACCTTTTACAAGAGACCATGTAGAGGAATATCTTCGTTGCCGAGATGATGTAGTTTATTTTCTCAATAATTATTTTTATATTATTACAATTGATCAAGGTAAACAAATTATTGATTTGTGGGACTATCAAAAAGATATCATCAATTTAGTCCATGATAATCGAAATACAATTGTATTATCTGCACGCCAGATTTCAAAAACTACAACTGTCTGTGGATATATTTTACATTATATATTATTCAATAGCTCAAAGAATGTAGCAATCTTAGCAAACTATACAAAGACTGCACGAAAGAGTTTACGTTTAATCAAACAAGCATATGAACACATTCCTTTGTGGATGCAACAGGGAGTGATGTCTTGGAATGTGAATTCAATTGAACTTGAAAATGGTTGTATGGTGATGGTTTCAGCTTCGACTGGTGATAGTATTCGTGGTGAAACAATCAATCTATTGTATGTAGATGAGTGCGCATTCGTTGATAACTTTGAAACCTTTTGGTCTGCAACCTATCCTACCATCTCATCTGGTACTTCTTCAAAGGTTGTAATGACTTCAACACCAAAAGGATTGAATCATTTCTACAAATTTTGGACGGAAGCAGAGGCTGGAGTTAATGACTTTATTCCATATAAAGTCATGTGGTATCAAAGACCAGATCGTAATGACGAATGGAAGAAAAAAACAATTGCACAGTTTGGAGAAGAAAAGTTTCTTGTTGAACATTGTTGCCAGTTTCTTGGTAGTACAGCAACTTTAATTTCATCAACAAAATTGAAAGAGATGGCAATCATGAAGCCATCACGAATTCTTGATGATATTAAAATTTACGAAGAAGTTCAAGAAGAACACAATTATGTAATTGTTGCTGATGTATCAAAAGGTAGAGAACAAGACTACTCTGTTTTCTCTGTGATTGATGTTTCAACAAAACCATTTAAGGTTGTTGCTGTTTATCGTGACAACACAATTCAGCCAATTATCTATGCGAGAATCATTCATAATGCGGCACTACAATACAACAAAGCATATGTTCTTGTTGAAGAAAACAATATAGGTTCACAAATTACAGATGTTCTACTTCAAGATTTGGAATATGATCATTTATTCACCACTGTAAAAAAAGAATTAAAAACTACTTTGTCAAGTGGATTTCAAAAAAGAGCGAAGTATGGTGTAACAACAACGCCAAGAATTAAAAGAATTGGCTGTTCAAATTTAAAAATGCTAATTGAGAATGAACAACTTTTAGTGAATGATGCTGATACCATTGGTGAATTTTTAACATTCTCAGTTGATGCAAGGTCTGGTTCATATAAAGCAGAGAATGGTAAACATGATGATTGTGTAATGACTTTAGTTCTTTTTGCTTGGATGTCCGATGAACAATATTTTAAAGATACTTATGATATGAACATGCGGACAAATATTGTGGAAAATGAAAATGAAGAAAATTATTTACCTTTTGGATTTTTGGATGATGGTGTGGAAGAATACGTTCCAGAAGAAGAACGAGATCCGTTTGAAGAAGAAAGAATTGAAATTCTTAAACAAAATGCCTGGTTATTTGAAGGTCTTTAAAACTTCAAAATTGATAAATATTTCTAAACTAATAAAATTAATTATTTTTAATTTATTTTTTTCGTGGTTTACCTTTTAAAATAATTCAAGTTAAAGGAACTGATATGGCAGATTTTACTCTATCTCCAGGAATCGTCACGAATGAGATTGACAAATCCATTCGTCCTGAAAAGCTTATGCTTAGTAGCATTGCAGGAGTAGTTGGACGATTTAACTGGGGACCATCCATGATTCCTACTCTTATTACAAGTGAAAATGAATTTATTAAGCAATTTGGAAAACCCTTGAATGACAATTATGTTGAATGGTTTAATGTATATAACTTTTTACAGTATGGAAAAACTGCAAATGTCGTAAGAGTTGTTGATAATGATAGTGCAAAAAATGCAACTTTTGGTTTTAATCGTACAGGTGAAACAGTACTGGTCTATAATGATTCTGCATATGCAGAAAGCCTAATTTTAGCAGAAGGCGGACTTAAAGATCCATCAGATGCAGGCATTAAGTTTGGTGAAGACCAACAATATGGTGCATGGGTTGCAAGATATCCTGGTGACTTAGGAAATTCAATCAAAGTCGATATGTGTTTTGCAAACGCACCAGAAACAGTATATCAAACTGGACATTTTGACAATGATCCTGTTAAAGGATTAAACAGCATTCGTTTCCAAAGAATTGATTCTTCAGGCGTTCCTGTTGATTCAGCCAAGGGAAATTTCTATAAAGTTTGGTTCTCACACAAAGCCGTGGGCAACGTATATGATGCTGCAGAACTTTTTGGATCAACAGCAAATGCTTGGTGTGGAGATGTAAGTGTTGAAGCAGAACAAAAAGTAGTTAAGATTGTAGTAAGTGGTGGTGCATCAAATGGTACTTATTACTTCATGATAGCCAGTGGAATGGCAGGTGATGGTTCTTATATGTGTTATGTGAATAAAGGATCCTTTGGAGATGTTGATTGTGTAAACAATGGCGGACTGTGGGAACTTGAAATTGAGAGACCGATCATATCTGTAACCGTTTGTGAGAGAAGCAAATTTAAAGAGTTCTCAGACGGTGCTAGAAGAAATTCACCTTGCAATCTGATGGGCCGAGTTTGGTATCAAAATAATACAGATAGAATTTATGGTATCAATACTGTATTCTACAGACAATTGTCTGTAAATGATGTTGTAACAATTGCTGGACAAAGACTTGTTGTTTCTGAAATTATTTCAAATACAGAAATTCGTGTTGACAGACCAATTGTTGGTAAAATGCTTCCAGCAACACCAACTTATTGGGTAAGAGAATGGAAATACGCTCAATTATTTCCACAAGCACCTGCAACATCAAACAACGCAAGAGTAATTAATCAGAATATGAGCGGACATTATACAGATGAAGTTCATATTGCTGTAATTGACGATGGTGGAGCGATCACTGGAAATGTTGGACAAGTTCTTGAATCATATGCAAGTCTCTCTGTAGCAAGAGATGGTAGAGATGATTTTGGAGCGCCAACTTATTATGTAACTCGAGTTAACAATACGTCAGAATGGATTAAGTGGGCAGCGCATCCACTCAAATGGGCGATGTCTTATTCAAACTGGGGTGATAAAACACCAGGTACAGTTTTCACAACTTACCACACAAATCTGACTGGACCTGCTGATTATGCTGCACAAAGATTTGCCGGCGGTGCAGGTGGAAATCCTACACAAGAAGATGATGTTCTTCGAGCAATTGAATTGTTCAAATCAAAAGAAGATGTTGAAGTAGATTTCTTTGTAACTGGTTGGACTTATATTCCAGGACATCCTCTCGATGCCCGTGTCGCAATTTCAAAGATGATTCAAATGGCAGAAGAACGAAAAGATTGTGTTGTTTGTGTCTCTGGTGAGTATGGACAAATTGCAAGCGGATACTCAGATGAGAAATTGATCACAGATCGAATGGTCAATTGGCGAGATGGTATTTACAATAGTTCATATGCATTTATGGATGGAAACTTTAAATATCAATACGATAGTTTCAATGATACATACAGATGGCTTCCATTGTCTGGAGACATTGCCGGTTTAATGGCTCAATGTGATATCAATTATTATCCTTGGTATTCACCAGCTGGATATAATCGTGGTCAGATTAAGAATGTTGTTAAACTCGCTTTCAATCCTTCTCAAGAAGCAAGAGATGAACAATATATAAATCAGATCAATCCTATAATTACGATTCGTGGTGAAGGTACATTGCTGTTTGGTGATAAAACAATGACCAAAGTTGCAAGTGCATTTGACAGAATCAATGTAAGAAGATTGTTCATTACTGTAAAAGATTTTGTTGTGTTCCAAGCAAGAAGAAAGTTGTTTGAGTTTAACACCGCATCAACTCGAGCAGAGTTTACAAGACAACTTGAAAACTATCTCGAAAAGATTGTTCAACAACAAGGTTGTACTGAGTACAGAATTGTTTGTGATGAAACAAATAATACAAATGAATTGATTGAAGAAAATAAATTTGTAGCTGATATCTACATTCGCCCAACTTATGTGATTAACTTCATTAAGTTGAATTTCACAGCCGTTGGACAAACGGTTGATTTTAGAGACCTTGGCTTAGATTAATTTAACTAAAGGAGTTACCATGGGAATTAATGTCACTGCACTAAGAAATCGGCTAGTCGGAGGTGGTGCAAGACCATCTCTGTTCTTTGCCACAATTTATTTTCCTACGAATGTACAAGCGGCTCTTGATTCACTCGGTTTTGATACACAGGATATTTCATTCTTTATCAAAGCATCATCGATTCCTGAAAGTACATTGGGTGAAATTACAAAGACATTCCTTGGAAGGGATGTCAAACTTCCATCAATTGACCGAACGTTTGCACCATGGTCAGTTACAATCCTAAATGATGAGAATTATAAGATTCGTCACTTCTTCGAAGCATGGATCGAATACATCTCACCAGGTGCATCAATTTTTGAAGCACAATCAGGATTTGGTTCAACTGCTGGTGATAACGTGTATGGTCAAATGCAAGTTCATCAACTGCAAAAAGATGGTGGTATTTCAACACATACTGGAAATCCTGGTGGTCCTTATCTTGCATCTTATTATTTTAAAGATGCATTTCCAACCTCTGTAGATCAAATCACATTGAGTTGGGATGATAAAGATACTATTGAAGAATTTACAGTAACATTCGCATATCAGTACTGGGTGAAGAGTCCTTCAACATTGAATGTGACAGGAAATCAAACCGCAAATCCATTTACTGAAAATGAGAATAACATGCCTTCTGGTGTTGAAGGTGTGAATTATGAAACTCAATGGGCTCAACCGCAGTCGCCTTGATACATTATTGACAATATAAAACTTCGTCAAAGCCTGCATTTAAAACATGCAGGCTTTTTTTGGTTTTACAAATATAATAAATAATGTAAACAATAACAATAAAAAATGAGGAGTTTGAATGTCTACATTATTCGGCTGGAAGTTTCAAGAATCTCAAGACCGTACAGAACAAAATCTACAATCGTTCACCCCACCAGAAAATGATGATGGCTCTACCGTTGTAGGTTCTGCTGGTGTTTACGGCACCTATCTGAATCTTGAAACTAACTTTCAAAATGAATCTGATCTGCTTGCAAGATATCGTTCAATGATTATGCAACCAGAGTGTGAACTTGCCGTTGAAGAAATTGTGAATGAAGCAATTGTTGCAAATCGCAAATCATATCCTGTTCACATTGACCTTGACAATCTTGAAGATTATTCAGAAATGATTTGTCAGAAAATTTCTGATGAGTTTTACACTGTTCTTGATATCTTAAATTTTAAATATGTTGGTTATGAAATTTTTCGCAGATGGTTTGTTGATGGAAGATTATTCTTTCATGTGATGATTGACGTTGAAAAACCACAACGTGGTATTGTTGAGACAAGATTGATTGATCCATTCAAAATTAAAAAGGTTCGTCAACGAAAAGGTGCGGATGCAGATCAAAAGATTTCGGTAGGTCCACAAGAAATACAATTGAATCTTGAGTTTGAAGAATTCTACATGTATTCTGAAAGCGGAGTATTCTCACAAGATTCATATTCACAAAATACGGATCAACGAAATGTACTGAAAATCGCTCCAGAATCAATTGTCTATACTACTAGTGGTCTTTTAGATGAAAGACGCACCACAGTGATTTCCTACCTTCACAAAGCATTTCGTCCACTCAACCAAATACGAATGCTTGAAGATGCATCAATCATTCATCGTTTGAGTCGAGCACCATCAAGAAGAATTTTCTATGTTGATGTAGGAAACTTACCTGCTGCAAAAGCAAGACAATATTTGCAGACACTTAAAGATCAATATCGTAACAAGATGGTGTACGATAGCAAAACTGGTATGTTGCGAGATGACCGCAAATTTCAAACAATGCTTGAAGACTATTGGATGCCAAGAAGAAACGGAAGTGCAACCACAGAAATTGATACCTTGTCAGGAGACGAAGGTGGTTTCACACAACTTGACGAACTTGAATACTTTCAACGTCAATTATTCCGTTCGTTAAATGTACCAATTTCAAGAATGCAGCCCGAAAGCGGGTTCTCACTTGGCCGTGCTAGTGAGATTAGTCGAGAAGAATATAAGTTTCTAAGATTCGTTGAACGTTTGCGTTCACGTTTCTCAAACTTGTTTTTGGATCTTCTCAAGAAACAATTAATTTTAAAGAATATCATTTCACTTAAACAATGGGATGATATTAAAGATCAAATTCAATTCACATATGACCAAGACAGCAATTTCAATGCACTCAAAAGCCTTGAGGTTCTCACTGAAAAAATGAATGCTCTTCGTGATGCTGAAGAATATCGTGGCAAATATTTCTCTGCAAACTATATTCGCAAAAACATTTTGTTCATGACAGATGAAGAGATTGAAAAGATTGAAGAAGAGATTGGTGAAGAGAAATATGATCCACGATTCGCACCTCAAGAAGGTGAGCCTGGCTTCGGCATGGGCATGGATGGTGGAATGGGCGGAGGAGGAATGGGCGGTGACTTGTTCGGTGGCGGTATGGGCGGAGCCGATACTGGCATGGGACCATCACCTGGTGATGGAATGGTCAATGACTTAGGTGGTGGAGGAGGTGGCGCCAGTGGTGGCGGTGGCTCAACACCAGTAGATAATATAGGAGGTGTATAATGGAAGACGAAATTAAAAATCTAATTAAAAATGTAAATGATGGTAACATGCTTGGTACCAAAGAAAACTTTGATAATATTATTGCAAACAAAATTTATGATCGGCTAGAACAAAGAAAGGAAGAATTGTCACAAACACTTTTTAACCAAGCACCTACAGATGACAACGAAAACGAAGAATAATTTACTCACTCAGTTAATTAATAAAGATATCGAAAACTACTGGGCCGTATCAGAAGCATTCAATCCATTTCGTGATAATATTTTTGATAAGGCCGCAGAAAAGCTTGAAGATTTCACTCTTAAATCAATGAATTCAGGGGCAAATCACCTTGTAAATTTATTGAGCAAAGAGGGAAGACTTTCAAATAAGATGGTTGCTGTTATTCGGTATCATGCTAAAGAGGCAAGAAATCTTGATAAATTAATGGCTGACCATATAAAAAATAAAACAAAAGAAGTTGGTAAAAAGCGTTATCAGCCTGATAAAGATAAGATATTGATAAAATATCAAAAACATAAAGGATATCATCTGCAAAGAATAAACGTAGCAAGGGCTTTCATCAAACAACATAGATCAATTTTCTCTGATGACATACTAAGAATTGCGCAAAATCCAGGAGAACTCGAATCAAGAGATCCGAAAACTGGTGAAAAAAATAAACCAGAAAAAGCAGAAGCTCCACAAGCACCTACTAAAGAACAGTTAGATGCAATAGATAAAATCCTTGGTAAAGAAAAAGATAATGGAAAGAAATTTGCAAATGCGAAAAGCTTTGAAGATGATGCTCTAGACCAAGTTCTGACCAGAGATGCAAGAGATGTAGATTCAATGGTGCCGGGAGCAGGTGATTATGAAAAAAAGAAATTGGACCGTTATCGAGATAAATTAGACAGACAGGCAGGAAGAGCAAGGGCACCTCAATCGGGCGGAGGTGAGGAATGAAGTTTTTAACACTCAAAGACGTTCTTGAGGATGCAGATCGAGAAGCGTTTGACCGTAAGCTGAATCAATCTGATGATGATCGTAAAAAAGAAAAAGAAAAAAATGAAGATGAATATTGGGAGATGACCGCTGATATTGCAAAAGAAGCGGAAGATACAATTAAACTTATCAATACTATGCTTCGTGAATTAGCGATACTGTATAAAAAATGCGAAAAAGAATATGGAACAAATAAACGAATGCTTCAACAAGGTCTTGGTGAACTTGAAAAAATAGTTTATAGTGACCGAGGCTCCGCATTTAATATTTTTTCTCTTGCTATTCGAACCTTTCAAGATACATTTAAAAATCCTGAATTAACAAATCGAGAAAAAGTTACTAAACATAACATTCATTTTTTTGAAGAGCAAGTTCGTGCGTTTCATGATTGTTATATTTTGGCAACACATTTTTGTCAAACATCAATCACTGGTATGTCTGAACCGAAAGCGTTTTATCCATGGATAAAAAGATATGTTCCGATTGCAAAGAAACTTGAAAGTACTTCCGTTTATATGACAAAAACGAAAGGTATGTTCAATTCTGATTATCATATGTCTTCAGGATATGCAACGGAAAAGATGTTGGCTTTATTTGAAACATGCCGACAAATGGCTGAAAAAGCTTATGCTGAAAATACAAGTGATGAATGGAGTGACCTAAACGATAAAGGTTATGATGGTTGGAAAGGATTCATCAATGACCTAAAAAATCGTGATGCATATCCTCAATTCAAAGTTAAGTTTGATAGACTATCAAAGATTGCAAAAAGTTTTAAGGAAATGGAACCCGAAGATGATGAAGATGATGGAGATGATGGAGAGGAAAACTCAGATAATAAAAAACAAAAAGAAGAAAGAAAAGGAACTGGTAAACATGATGCATATGATGAAGGATCAGATATAAAACATGACATCAAATTTGATGATCCAGATAAATTTGGTTCAAAGTTGAGGTCGGTGTTACATCTAAAAGGAGACAAAAAGGTGTCTTATTATTCTGCACTTGAAAAATTGAATAAAGTTATAATGAGTCTTGAACCAAAACTATCACGGGAACAAAAACACGAAGTATTACAAAAATTTGTTAGTGAAAATATTGATGAATTAATTGAAGTATTATCACAACAAACTTTAAATGAATCATTACCCGGTATTCGTTGGCGTCGAAATAATCGTACAGGTCTCAACAAAGTTGTATTGACTTGTAAAGCAAATGAATACAAAAAATCTCTAAATAGAGATATCACGGTTTCAGGCAAAAAAGTAAAGGACATTATATGTTTGCCAAAGAGTGCAAAGCCCGCTGGTGAACGAATGAAGAACCGAAGGTCAGCATTAAAACGTTGGAAAACTCTGACTTCAAGACCAGCTAAACAGGCTAAAGCTAAATGGAAAAAGGCAGAAACTCGTAAACAATCTAAAACAATTAGGAAAGAGTCATGAAACTACTTGTCGAAAATTCTGAAGATATCAAAACCTTAGTTGAATCATCCGATGATGGCAAACGAACACACTATTTGTCTGGTGTTTTCATGCAGGCGGAAGAAAAAAATCGAAACGGACGTGTTTATCCTGAATCGGTTCTTGCAAAAGAAACTGAAAGATATATCAACGAAAAAGTAAAATCACAAAGAGCATTGGGAGAATTGAATCATCCTGCAGATCCGATGATCAATCTTGAGAGAGTTTCACATTTAGTAACTGAACTAAGTGTTGATGGTCATAATGTTATGGGTAAAGCAAAAGTATTAGATACACCATGTGGTAACATCGTTAAAGGTTTAGTCGATGGTGGAGTTAAATTAGGAGTATCATCTCGAGGTGTTGGATCACTGACTGAAAAAAATGGCGTTTCACTTGTAGGCGATGATTATCAATTGGCAGCAATTGATATTGTTTATGATCCTTCTGCACCAAAAGCTTTAGTTGATATGGTCATGGAATCAGTAGATTGGATTTGGAACGAAGAAACAAAATCATTCATGCGTACACAAGCCGAAATTACTGAAAGCAATTCGACACATCCTAACATGTTAGGTTTTCTAGATACACTGGTTGAAATTAAAAGTGAGATCAAGAATCTACAAGATCGATATCAAGTATTGGATGTACAAAATCGAGAATTGAAATCTCTTGTTGAAGACTACCAAAAAGATCAACAATCAAAGCGTGAGCTAAAGTTGGAGCAACTTTTGGAAGACACAAGAACTTCAATTGAAAAAACTGTAAAGCAGAAACTTCACCAAAAGCGTGAAGAAGAAACCTTAAAACTTTTTGAAGAGTTTATGAACAAAGTTTCAAAAGCTTGAAATATATAAATAAAAGTTAAATGGTAAAAATTAACAAACCTTTCATGAAAAAGGAATCTTATGACTAAACCAGAAATTGAAAAAAAAGTGATGGAGGTCTTGAAAAAAGAACTTCCAGGAGATGCTGATTTTTCAAAGTCAACACCTCTTGGGAGCATTGATGAAGTCAAAGCCAAGATTGATGGTGGAAGCACAGATGCACTTGTAAAGAAAATTCTGTCTGCCGTTGGTTCAAAAGCTACCGCAACTTCTGTTAGCATCGATGATAAGACAACCGTATCTTCATTGGTCAATCAACTTGCTGATGAAATGAATGATGATATGGTTGAAGAAGCAAAGAAGCGAAAAGCCAAAAGAGAAGAAGATAAAGAAAAAGATTTGGCAGAAGCAAAAGATGATGATGACGATGATGACGATGATGATAAGAAAAAGAAAAAAGATGATGACGATGATGACGAAGAGGATCTTGATGAAGCAAAAAAGAAAAAGGCAAAGAAAGATGATGAAGAAGATCTAGCGGAAGCAAAAGATGATGATGAGGATTCCGATGATGACGATGATGACAAGAAGAAGAAAAAAGATGATGATGACGATGATGAGGAAAGCCTCGATGAAGCAAAGAAAGCAAAAAGAGAAGAAGATAAGAAGAAGGCAAAAGAAGAAATGATGGAAGACATCAATAGCCTCTTTGCATCTGAAGATACTCTGACCGAACAATTTAAAGAGAAGGCTGCATTGATTTTTGAAACTGCACTCAATCGCAGAATTGATCAAGAAGTTGCCATTGTTAAAGAAGAACTCGAAGAGTCCTACAACAACAACTTGAAAGAAGCAGTTGAAGCCCATGCAGAGCAATTGCATGAGGAATTGGATAATCTTACAGGTAAGATTGATGAGTATTTGACCTATGTTGCTGAAGAATGGATGAAAGAAAATGAATTGTCTGTTGAAAAAGGTATTCGTACCGAAATCACTGAGAACTTCATTTCCGGACTAAAGCAATTGTTTGTAGAAAACTATGTTGATGTTCCGGAAGGAAAAGAAGATTTGCTTGAATCTCTTGAAGAGAAGAATGTTGAACTTGAAAATCAAATCAACACTCACCTCAAGCGCAACATGCGATTGAAAAAATCTCTACAAGAAGAGAAGAGAAAGAACATTATTTTCGAAGCGACACAAGAATTGTCACTTGCTGAACGAGAGCAACTTTCTGAATTGGCAGAATCTGTTGATTTTGAAGATGAGCAGGAGTTTGGTAAAAAAGTACAAATTCTAAAAGAACATTATTTTGCAGAAAATGATAATAGTGCGCAGAAGTCAGATATGATTGAGGATGAGCAACAACAGTCCCAAACATTGACTGAAGATTATCATGTAGAAAAGCAACCTGTATCTGCGATTGACATTTACAAAAACGCAATTTCTAGCTTTAATCGATTTTAAATATAATAAATTACTAAATATAGTAAAATAAGTTATTGTATTTAAAGTATTAAAAAACTAAAAGGAGTAATATGGTACTTAACGAACAAGCAAGTGCAAAATGGCAGCCCATCCTCGAGCATGAGTCATTGCCAACAATTGATGATTCTTATCGAAAAGCCGTAACGGCAGTCCTTCTTGAGAATCAAGAAAAAATGATGCGAGAACATGCAGCACAACAAAGAGGAAGTGGATTGTTCTTGACTGAGGATCCCTTGGGTTCTGGTATGGACGTTTCAAATTATGCTTCAGGTACTGGTGATGGTAGAAATGCTTATACACCTGCATCACAGCATTCAATGGGTAGTGTACAGTATGTAGATCCTGTTTTGATTTCTCTTGTAAGAAGAACTATGCCGAAGTTGCTTGCATATGATCTTTGTGGTGTTCAGCCATTGACTGGACCAACTGGATTGATCTTTGCAATGCGTTCACATTATGGAACTGGAGATATGATTGTAAATGAAGGAGACCCGGTAAACAGCGAAGCATTGTTTAACGAAGCTGATTCAGGTTATTCTGCTGACCCTGCTAATAAATATGGAACATCCAAAGGTGGTGCCCATGCTGCATATGCACCAGCAAATGACCCAACAAATATTTTCTTTACTGCTACTGATGTTAACGATGTAACCGGTTATGGTGTACCTACCTCCGTGGGTGAAGGTATGCATTCTGGTAAGGCTGGTTATCCAGACATGCAAGAAATGTCATTCAGTATTGAGAAGATGTCTGTCTCAGCACAAACCAGAAAGTTGCGTGGACAGTACACTCTTGAAATGGCACAAGACTTGAAAGTAACTCATGGTCTTAATGCTGAGAGTGAACTTGCAAACATTCTTTCAAATGAAATTCTTGCTGAAGTAAACCGACAAGTTATTCGAACAATTTACACTGTTGCAAAGCCTGGTTGTAAAAATACTTCAACACCTGGTGGATACTTTGACCTTCTTGTTGATTCAAATGGACGATGGTCTGTTGAGAAGTACAAAGGTTTGATGTTCCAGTTGGAAGTTGAAGCAAACCAAATTGCAAGAGAGACACGTCGAGGTAAAGGAAACGTAATCGTTTGTTCTGCTGACGTTGCATCTGCATTGAACATGGCAGGAATGCTTGATTATTCTTCAAACATGAAAGTATCTTTGAAGAATGATGAGACAACTGACTTGTTTGCTGGATTGTTGAATGGTCAATTTAAAGTTTACATTGATCCATATTTGCCAATGAATGCACAAAATGCTATGGTAACTGTTGGATACAAAGGAACATCTCCGTATGATTCTGGTGTATTCTATTGCCCATATCAGCCACTGCAAATGCTGAAGGCACAAGATCCTGCAACCTTCACACCAATCGTTGGTTTCATGAGCCGTGATGCAATGGTAGCAAATCCATTCTCACAAATTAATGATACAACCGGAAAGCCTGTGCGTGTTAAAGGTGATGGTGTTCAAGCAAATGTTAATGTTTATTACAGAAAGTTCCGAGTTACCAACTTGAACTAATATCTTAAACATTTTCTAGCCATTAAGGGAGGGGTTTTTACTCCTCCCTTTTTTTGTTTCTTCTTTCCAAAATATAAACATGGACACTAACACTCAAATAAGTTTATATAGTGATGTAAACAAGATCATCAATAGTTACCTAACAAGAAATGAGGACATTTCGAATGATGATGATGCTGATCCTGAAGTTGAAAAGGCAGAGACAGATGCTAATAAAAAAGGACGAGAAGCAACTGTTGCCAAAATTGCAGCACTCAAGGCGCAAATTCGTGACCTTGAAGCAAAGCTCAATGAAGAAGAAGAGGTTGAAGAAGATAGCCCAGAGCCTGTTGAAGCAGAAGAAAATCCTGTCGGTGAACCACCGAAGGAAGTTACTGAAGATGACAAAGATGGTGGACCTTCTTCAAAAGATTTGATGTGCCAAATACATCAATCTGTCACAAACATGATGAAACAAATTGAAGATAGTGAGAATCTACCTGATTGGGTACATTCAAAGATTGCAGTAGCAAATGATTATGTTGTTAAAGTTGGTTCTTTCCTTGATGCAAAGAACAAGAAATCATCTGACCAACAAGCCGGACCAACATCACCAACAACGCCACCCTCACCAGCACCATCGGCAGCGGGAATGCCTGCACCAGGCGGAATGCTTCGTAGTGCTTTAGGCGCACCTCCAACACCAGGACCATACGGACCATAAATGAGAAAAATTAGCAAGTATATGATGGCTTTGATGATCGTTTTAATCATGCCATTTTTTGCTAATGCATCTCATGAAGTCGGAGAAAAATTTGTAGCAAACGGTAGAAATTTTGTCTATATTGATCGTTTCATTTCAAGAGGCAAAATTCTCTATCCGATTTTCTATCAAGTTCGTGAAGACATTTATGCCTATGCTTTGCCATACGTTGTAGTTGAATTGAAGAACATTTACTATGATGTTGAAATAGCAAAGCGATTGGGCGTAAGATATACAACTTATGCTGATTTGGGAATCACACTATTTGAAGTTGACAATCCAACTCAAGTGACCGAAATCATGCGTGAACTTGAAAAAGAACCAATGGCAGAATATGTTGAACTTGCCTTGGTTGAGGGATTCTATGAAATTGATGTTCCTGGAATTTGGAACGATAAAAACATTCAATGGTTCGATAAATGGTAATCAATGGCTTCATTTCAATCAACTCTTCGCAATTCATTTGAAACATTAACAACAGATGATATTTGTGATATTGAACATATAGGTAAACAAGACGGAGACATTCTTGTTTGGGATGCTGAGAGCAATAACTGGAAATTGTATCACGGTTTATTCTCAAGAATCAAAGCTGCCAGCCTTTTATGGTATGGCACTTTTGGTTCAAATGGTATCCATAAAGTTGTTTATGGTGGAGAAGAACGTGATATGAACATTGACTTTTATGGTGGTAAAGCATATGCTGAGATTCTTGTTTCAAAATCACAAGTGCTTACTGAACCATGGGACAACTGGATTGATGGTGCAAACAAGATGCAAAGTTATAACTTAGCGACACACAAAGGTCTCAACTATGAGACTGGTGAAAGTTCTGTTTGTATTGCACCAGAAATCTGCACAAGTTTACTACTCACTGCAAAAACATCTTACACTGGTGGCATCAACCATAATGAAGTTGCCTCAACAACTCATCTATCGACAGCAAATCGTGCTGAGTTTATTGACTACTTCACCGGTCAAATACCAGGCTTTGAACAACTT